TCTGTTAAGGTAATGAAAGTCATTTTTTCAATACCGTATTTCTTTTTAAACATTGGTACTAACTTGTTACAGAATACTAACGCCTCATTAAGAGGTGTATTACCAAGATAGAATTGACTTGGAACACCAAAACCATTGTATCTAGCCATCTCTAAGTCAGCATCAAAATCTCTATGATATACATAACTAGCATTGTAATATTGTGCCATGTGGTACATATACATACCAGCCAATTCAAATTCTTTCTTAGTCATTCTGTGGCTGAAACAATTTACTAGGTTGTAGTCTTCGAACATCCAATCACCATCTTTGTAATTGAAAGAAGCTTCATCAAGTCTATTTCCGTTTTCATCTCTTTGTATATTTCTTTCAGAAGTAAAGAAATAAACTTCAAAAGGTATGTTTACTTTTTTAACAAACTCAACAAGGTTAAGTAATTGTTCAACTGTATTCATTAGAGTATCAGACATAGAACCTGACCAATCTAACAACATCATCATACCGTGGTTTTTACCGTCTGGTACAATTGTCAATCTTTTAAATATGTCATCCGAAAACTTGTAGTTTGGAAGTTTTAAAGGGTCAATAATACCAGTTTTATCGGTACTTGCTCTTTTATAAGCAGTAGCAGCCTTTTTCATTTCAAATTCTTTTACAAGATACATAACTGTTTTCTTGTTATTGCTTTTGAATTTCTTTAAGGTATCTTTTAACCAAGACATATAACTAGCATCATTGTAATTGTATTGTCTTTGGTCAATTCTGTACTTTTCAAATATTTTGAAGTATGTTTTATAATCAACAATAGATTTTAAGTTAGCTTCTGGCAAATTACCATATGTAAATCCTGGAGATTTCTTATCTAACAATTCAGATTTTGATTCTTCATAAGATTGGTCAGTAACAGCCTTTAGAAGTTTTTTAGCAGGTTCGCCACCAGCACCAGAACCATATTGTTCAGGTGAACCAGATTTTTGTTCATCTGATTTTTCATCTAATTTTTCAGAAGCGCCTTCTTGTTCTGCTTCTTTTTCATCATCTGCTTTTTGGTCACCAAAATTATTGAAATCATTTTTTTCATCTGATTGGTCACCCTCATTACCAGATGGCTGAGTATCAAATTCTTCATCATCAAAATCGTCTTCATCATTACCAAGGTCATAAGATTTAACAATTGACAACTCATCAAAGTTAGGAAGTTTTTGCATTTCCTCAACTTGTTCTTTTTGCCAAGCTAACATCTCTTTTGCAAGGTTAAGAGCATCAGCAAAAGTAACAACTTTGTCAACTTTAGCCAACCATTGATTGTCTTGGTCAGTAAATGAAAAAGGTACTCTATTAAGAGATTTTGACCTAATATTAATCTTGTCAATAATCATTAAGTCTTTGTTAACATCTTTACCCATAAGGCCAAAGAAGTTCTTTTTTTCTAAAATGTCAAAACCATTCATATAGTTTTTAACAACACCAGGATATTTTGCTTGAATTAATTTGTCAATTCTTGTGTCTTCAATAACATTAACATAAGACCTTAGTTCCTGGTCTTCAATGCCTTCCCATTCTTTATAAGGAGTAAATAATGCGTGTGAACATTCGTGTGCTATTAACATATCATAGACATCACCAGATTGTTCTTTGAAAATTGGTAGGGTTAGAATTCTGTTTTTAACATCAAAAGAGGCAGTCTGTACTTTATTGTGTTGTACAGTGATGTTCTCAGAAGCAAGTAGTTTTGCTAGAGTGCCTTTCACATTTAGATTAATCATAGTATCGTCCTTTTTCATCATATAAGTATATCCTAAAGGAAAGATTCTAATAAGTCAACACTTAAAAGCGCTTTTTTTAAATTAATTTTGCTAAGAAAATCAATGGTTTTTAAGGGCTGCGTCAAATCGCACAGCTAAATGTTCTCTAAATGTTCTCTTCTAATCGCTCAATATCGTCTTCAATACACGATTCGCCATACTGTATCTCAACAATTTTCAATGGTGATTCGCCTTCATTGGCCAATTGATGCCATTCATTTCTTTCAATATGTAAATTGTCAAACATTTTATACTCACCTAAGAGTTCATAATCTGTACTATTATTGATTGTATATACAGTAGCCACACCTTTTGATATAAACCAGTGTTCAGCTCTGTCTTGGTGTCTTTGCATAGATAATCTCTTACCAGGCATTACCACCAACTCTTTTACTTTTACTACACCAAGTTCATTATGTAATACTTTATAGTAACCCCAAGGTCTCTCCGTTTGATTGGTGACCCATTTTTCTAAGATGTTACTAGATGAATTCTTTTTTTCTGTACCACCTACACCATACTCAAATTTAATCCAGGTATCAGATTTAAATATTTCAGCCTCTGGTATATTTGTACTATTTCTATCGCCACCGTTGGCAAATATAATATCAGCTCGAGGATAAAATCTCTTTACTTTTAAAATTGCGTCAACAGCGCTGTCGTCATAATCATCAAAGTGTATGACATTATCAACCACTTTTAAGTTAAGTAATACTTGTTCTCTTTCATAAAAAGGTAAAAATTCTTTACCTTTTTTTCTTTGTAACCATTTGTCTGAGTTTAATCCTACAATCAAAACATCACCTAGTGCCTTTGCACATTTAAGGTATTCTAAATGTCCTGAGTGTAAGGGGTCAAAACCACCAGTTGTAATGACTACTTTCATCTATTATCACCATTACCACCAATGACGCCACGGTCCATTCTGTCTTTTAGTTTTACAATATTGTTGTTGACAATAGTTTGGAGGTCGCAGCCAATATCATCAGCCAATACAGCGCAATACCAGAGTACATCGCCGATTTCAGCGGCCACCTCTTTACGATAATCTTTATTCTTCTCATATCCATCTCTTATTAATTTTTTAACTTTGTTCGCCACTTCACCTGCTTCACCGGCAAGGCCTAACGCTGGATATAAAATCTTGTGCTGGTCTCCGTAGATAGCCGTTGTCTTGGCCATTTCTTGGTACTCATTGAAATTCATCTGTATTTATCTCCCTACATCTTTCAAATACTTTTGTTTACATTCTTCCCACGATAGATAGATTATATCATCATAGAAATGGGTTTCTGTTGATACACGGCCTTGTTTCTTTAAGGACGCCAACCTCTTTTTAGCATACTTGTTTTTCCATATATCGGTCAATGCCTCTACTGAATTATCAAATGCTCTAACTAATTTGTCTTCTTTAATCTCTTCTCTTAGAAACTCTTTTGTATTATTATACAATTCGCCAAAGTAAATACCTCTAGCGTGTTCTGATTTAATTAACTTCTTATCAATACCTAGTTGATTATATGTAAAAGTATGACTTCTATTTCTATGGTCTCTTTTATGTGGTTGACCTGTGTCTTTCTTTGCAACATACCATTCAAAGTATTTGTATGTGTGGTTTTTCATCAACCACTGTTGTATCATTTTTCTAGTAGGTTTAAGTGGTTCGTAAGATACAGAACCAGCTGTCCAACCCATTTTCTTCCAATATTTTAATCTGTCGTATTGTGACAATGGTATTTCTTTTGTTTTACCATATAAACTTGTAGTTGTAACACCTACTAACTTATCTTTGTATTGATGTTCCCAGGTCTTTTCAACTGTATCTGATAAACATAATAACGCAAGTAACTTACCACCAACCAGGTTGTAACCTAACGGTTGTATCGGTACAATGGTACTGCCAATACAAGTATGATTAATCATTCTTTGAGTTTTGGCTTCTCTCTCCCAACCAATGTAATTATCTCGTGGAGTTAAATCTAAAAAGTCACTTGACATACAAGTTACACCAAGTAATTTTTGTGTCTTCTTATCTCTAATTAAAAAGTTAAGATTTCTACCAATGTTACTATTGTTTTTCATTGTAGAAAGGAAAGTTCTCATACCATTCCAAATGGCTGGCATTTTTGAACCTGTAATAGACTTGACACTATCGCCATCTGTCCATAATAACTCTGGTTCTAAATCAATATATTCTTCGGGGTCTTCAGGTAACCAAAAGTTGTTTTTAATCTCTTGTAATAAAGCACCTTGTGTAGGGTCTTTTAAAGCAGGTTTATCATCAAAGAAACTGTTTACTTCTACTGTAGGATATTTGTCGTGTACTTCACACCATTTTTGATATAGTGTGTACTCTTTTACATCCATAGCAGATACATAAGACAAGTCTTTAATAAGTGCCTCTTTTAAAACATCTGTATCTATATTTGGTATTTTGTCTAAAGGATTTTCATCCGACCAAGCTTGCCACTGGTCGTCAATAGACATACCTTTCTTCCACGAATAAGTCATAATGTATATACTATATCAAGTTATTTAAAATGTCAAGTCTGGATTTGTTTTTTCGCAAGTTCTAATAGTTTTGCAGCTTTTTTCTTAGCCATATCTAGTTTTAGTTTAGATATTCCGTCTGTAAAGACACGACCTAAAGTGTGGTCATATTCGTGTTGACAGATTCGACTCATCATTCCGTCTAAATGAGCTTCTTGTGTTTTGCCCTCAGTATCTTCATATTTCATAACACACTTTCTAGGTCTTTTGATACTTAAAAATAAAAAAGGAAAAGTTAAACAGCCTTCTTTCATTACTAGTTGTTCATCACTTGTAGATATAATCATAGGATTAAACATAGCAATTGATAAACCATTTTCTATTTGTGGATGACCACCTGCAACAAACATATTAAATGGTAAACCTACTTGATTACAAGTTAGACCAATACCACTATATCTTTTCATTGCCATAAACATAGCCTCAGCTAGTTCTTTTCTATCTTTAAAATCGTGTTCTGCTAACATCTCATCTTTAAATGGTGCGATAGCAGATAACACTCTGGGGTCTGTAGGTGGTATTAATTTTAGTTCTTTCATTATATTGTTCCTAGTTGTGTGAAGTTTTGTATTTTTTCAAACTTCAGTATGTTTGTAAATTTATCAAATAGTATATCGCCTTTGTGTGATATAATAAAGATATTTTCTTTCTCTAAACCTTTAATGATTTTAAAGAAGTCATCTGTACCTTGGCCATCTAAACTACTATCAAAGATTTCATCTAGTATTAATAGATTTGTATTGGTACTATTTTTCATTCTAGCAATATCACGCCAAGTAAATAATAAAGCAAGGTCAATTCTCATCTTTTCACCTTCACTAAAATTATTGTAGTTAAAGGTATCTCTAAATCTACTTTTAACTGTTTCATTAAACTCTTCATCTAAGTGAAATGATACATAGAAATCCATAGATTGTAAATACTTATTAATTAAAGCATTCATAATTGGCACATACTTACGAATAATCTGTGCTTTAGCACCTTTATCATTTAAGATTTCTCTTAATACATCAACATAATCTTTTTCTTCTTGTACATCTGTTAAATGACTTTCTGCTAGACCTAGTTCAGCCGACATATCTGATAATGATTGTTTAATACTTTCTATATCTGTATCTCTTTCACCTGCATTTGATAAC